AGTCTTCTCACTGAACTCAAAATGCCCACGATCTTTAATCAGCTTATTAATAGCCAACAGCGCGCCACTTCCTACAAAGCCCATACGAGTATCTGAGCCATGCCGGAAAATAATCTCCAACCATTTATCAAGCCAATCTTCACCACCATTCAGCCAAGTAGTTCCATCGAAATCTTCATCGAGAACATAATTACTGACACTGTCGCTTTCACTCTTAATCGCCCCGATCAGTCCCTGCGTATAACGCTGAGGCTTCCCGTTGCTTCCGGTAGTTAGAGCTTTAGTGCCCCATAGGAAAGCTTTTTCCATCTCAATCCCATGCATCTCAAGAGCTTCACGCTTAGCCTCCTTGTAGGCATCTCCGGTACGCAGACGAGTTTTCTTCGCTGTCCGAGTGATCTCCAACGGCGTCCGAAAAATCTGCGTATAGTTATCATGCTCAGTCGGATCATAACTGATAGCATCAGGAATCTGAGCTCCCTCAGCATTAGCGTTACCGATGATCAGAACATAATCAGCATCTGACAAATCGCCGAGAGAACTGTTATCATCATCTTCCAATAAAGTTACTTCAAGGTATGTACTACCCTTTGCCGCAACCACTGCATTAACATCAACAGTCAAATCAGATTCATCTCGAATCAAAATCTGATGATTAACCCGAAACTGCACAAGATCACCGGCAGCCATTTTAAGATAAAGAGTATCTCCAGCAGACCCGCCGCTAACATAAGCAGTAGCTAAGGTGCTGTTAGTATAAGCTCCATTATCAACAAGGCTGGCACTCTGTGTCGGAAGGCTCTTGGTAAACCAATGATAGTGAGCATCATCAGTACTTTCATTTTTCATCTTAGACATCAACGCCGTAAGAGGAAGATCACCATTCGGATAAAGCAAAAGCATCAGCTCACGCCAATTCTGAGGACGCTGACCGGTAACTGTAAAATCATCTGAAGCCCGAAGGCCGAAAAAAGGACTACCCATTATACATCTCCATTACAAAAGGTCATTGATTTCCTTCTGAAGCTTGCTCAGCTTAGGCGTTGCGCGCTTACCAGAAGAATTTCGTTTATTAAGAGCCGGCTTCTTATTCCGTCTCCCTTGTGGCGCATCAGGCGTATCCTGACTCAGCGCCTCTTTTTTAAGATTAAGCAATTTGTAAGAACGATCAGCTGTTTCTGTAAGTACCTGATCCAGCGACCAATCCTGATGTTCGGCAATAACCTCATTGGTTAACATCCCTACAATCTTTTTGTGAGGAACCAACTTCTCATTACCTTGATAAAAGTTAGTGGTAGCTTCTGTCAAAACTCTCTGCTGCTCTACCTGATTCATTACGAACTGAGGCATCGTAGTAGCTACCCGCTCAACACTTTGCTCTTGAGCAATCTGCATTGCATTCTGCATAAAGCTCATGAATAAATCTTTATCACTCATAATCTCTTCAAAAGAGACTTCATTCATCAGAGAATCAAGAGTCTTAGCCGGCTTTTTCTCTTCAGATTTATCCACCGGTTTCTCTTCAACTTTATTCCCTGCCTGAATCATCTCCATAAGTTTCTGATTCTGAGCCCGAAGTTCTTCTATTACACTAAGGTTAGGATCTGGAGTAGAAGCTTCATCATCATTTTCTGAATCATCAACAGCATCATCTGCAACTAATTCATCATCAGAATCATCAGCCACAGCATCATCAGCAGCATCGGCATCGTCTTCATCACTTCCCGAATCAATCTCATCTTCCGCAAATTCCTCATCTTCCGAAGCTGATCCACCTTCTTCCGATACCTCTTCGCCCTCTTCCAATGAATCACTTGCTTCGTCTGAGCCTTCCGCATCATCAAACTCCTCCAACAGATCGTTAATTTCTTCCTGCATTTCATGCTTTACCATCGTCTTTCTCCTCATCCTTAAGTTGCTCCGCTAATATCAGCGGCATATTTAGAACATTTCGAAGAGCCTTAATAGCTCCACGAAGTGCCGGTACTTCCTCTAAGCTAATTTCATCTGCCTCAAGATTATTCCTAATCTCCTCAATCCAGATATTAATCTCATCTTCAATATCTAACCAAGTTGCATCTCTTGTTAGTTGTTCAAAATCCCTAGCGCTGCTTCTCATACCTGACCTCCGGCCTGTGGAATAGCTTGATTAGTAGGGCGCATATTAGCATCAGCGGCCATGTTAAGCGCCTGTTCATCAGGAGCTATTTCAACCTTAAGAAATTCATCAACATTTTGCGCCCCGTTATTTCTCATAATATGAGTAGCTATTCGCTGAATATCAAATTTTTGATTCAGCTCTGGATGTTGAGCAATCGTATCAAACATCTTCTCCCAAACTGGAGAATAATTACTTCCTGGAATACTTCCATCCCTCACCACTAAGTCATAGTCAATAAGCATATCTTCGGGCATAACTTGTTTCTGAGATTCGCCGCCAAACTCCTTAAGCAATCGTTCCTTATTAGTCCCAATAGCCTTAGCCCACTGGGGTTCTTCAAGAAGCTGCTGACTGTGACTAGCAAACATATAGCCAATATCCTGCATAGCCTGCATTCCAATAACCTTAGCCATCCGCTCAAGTCGATTAAACGCGCCAGCTTTAGTTCCTTGAAACTCTTGTCCGGTCAGTCTCTCAGGTCCGCCCTGCCTAAGACTTCCCATTGCCGCATCGTCAGCTCCCCCAATCTTCTGCATCCATTGAACTATCCATCCACTATCCTGAATATTCGCCCGAGTAATATCATTAACCTGAAGTTGCATGATACTATCCTTAACGCCCTTCCCCCATACTGGTCTACGCGTACGAATCAGTTTTCCCGGCTTAGGATTCTTAATATCATTAGTGTTAAGACTATAAGGATCAACGACAAACATATCATTAACGGCCTTACGAACATTATACATATGCATGTTGAATAAGAAATCAAGGTTCGTCTGCAGCCCTTGGAGTGTTTCAATGCGGCTAACCGGAGTTGTTGAGTATCCATCATAATCAGGAGCACAACTTGCCACTGGAAACATATCATGATTCAGCCCAAGCGGTTCGGCTCTGGTGATAATATTATCTGCTGAAAGCGTAAAGAACCATTTTTCAGGATACTCACCATCTCCTAATTTCCACTCTTTAGGAATCAACTTAACATACATATTGATCTTACCTACTTCAGTGGTCACACTCTCAAGCTTATTTTTACTACTCCCTCCGAATCTCTTTTCCCGCGCACTAGGATCATCTGTCATAACACTGGTGTTATAAGCACTGAGCCCTTTCAGATACTTAACATTAAAGATATTATCTTCATTCTTCTCTTCGCTGAGCATATTCATATAGTTATCATACTCAACCCAGCCAAAGAATTCTCCATCTTGAAGCCGGTCAATCGGAACATTCGTATCAGGAAGAACATAATAAGGATTAATATTAAGCAGAGTATTCCCTTCAAACAGAACATGATCTTCAGTTCCTCGAGTCTTTCCTCCACCAATCAGCCCGCCAAACATACTTGAAAAGAATCCAGGATCTTCCTGAATCACTGGCCGCTGAACAACTGTACGTTTCCATGAAGGAGTCACCACACCAAAGCCATAACTGAGAGAATCCCGAAACATAGTATGAAATGCCAATCCTACTTTAGCCTTTTCACACTGTTGCTGAATTACCTGAGTCATGAGTATAGCCCCAATAGTATCCTCACCACTTTTACCTATATATTCAAAGATAGGATTTTGAAGAAAGGCACTTAGCAAATAGCCAACTACTGTTTCTAAAATCGCATAAGAGTAAGGAAACACAATCGTAACAGGTTTTTTACTATCCTCAGCTAATGCTTCTAGATCATCTTCGTTAAGGTCAGTGTAAGTAGTTAAAACTTCATCTATCTTATTCCAACTCTTATGCCGAGTAGTCATAACACTGGCAGATAACTGAGCGCGTTCCCAAATTTTATCCCTAATAGAATCATGAAGCTTACTTCCTGGCTTCAAATCTAAGCCCTCTGGGTATTCATAGTCATAATTCATTCCCTTAAGACTATTAAATCCTGACCTATTATTTCCATGTACGATATGAGGCATAATTAACTCCAGATAGACTCATTTGAAATTGCGATTATCACGCCCTTCTCTATCGTCAGGGTACGCGTTTTTTTCTTTAAGGCTTCAGAAATAATTCCAACATCTGTAACTATTGCAAAATTTCCATCTACTCCAGCTACTTGACTGGTAATCTTCCCATCAATTAGTTCTTCAATATCTTTTCTAGGTAACGCCGAATCATCTGTTTCACTTCCTTCCGGATAAGAATATTTCTGCATTCCTACTATAATAAGCTTATTCCCTGTACCGTCCGGATACAGATCAGTAAAGGCAT